GGTAAACACGCTATATTATCACCAAGTGCAGCCCACAGATGGATGAATTGCACAGCCGCCCCACTTCTTGAAAAGGACGTGGAAGACAAAAGCAGCACCTTTGCAGAAGAGGGCACATTAGCCCATGCCTATTGCGCCAAGAAACTGAAAGAGTTTTTGGGTTTGTCGGTCAAGGAGGAAAACCAAGAGATTGCCGATTTGTACGACCAATACCATACAGGCGAAATGGACGAATACACCGACACATACAAAACAATCGTGTTGGAGAAGTTCAACGCCGCCCGGAAGCGTACCAAGGATGCCCAATTGTTGGTAGAGGTCAAGTTAGATTTTAGCCACTACATACCAGAAGCCTTTGGCACTTCTGATGCCGTAATTATCGCTGATGGAGTAATGGAGGTGATTGACTTCAAGTATGGCAAGGGTGTAAAGGTTTCAGCCGTGGAGAATCCACAGATGATGATTTACGCTTTGGGTGCATGGGACTTGTTTAACTTTGAGTACAACATAAGCAAAGTTAGAATGACTATCGTACAGCCACGTATTGATAATCTTTCAGAGTTTGAGATTAATGCAAGCGATCTCATTAATTGGGCAGTTGACGAACTTCAACCAAAGGCAAAGGAAGCCTATGCAGGTGGAACACAAAAGCCGGGTGCGTGGTGCCAGTTCTGCAAGGTTAAGGCAAGCTGCAAGGCATTAACCTCAATGTGCATCGAAGCACAGCAATCCCACACAGACCCACGACTTATTAGCAAAGAGGACATGGAGCGTACTATATTGCCGATGCTTTCAACGTTCAAAACGTGGCTAACAGGAGTTGAGGAATACAGCCTACAACAGGCATTAGATGGGGTGCAATACAATGGTTTCAAAATCGTAGCCGGGCGCAGTGTAAGAAAGATTACCGACCCAAGCGCAGTTATGGAGATTTTGGGTAAGGAGGGATTTGCGAAAGAATCCTATCTAAAGCCAACCGAGCTACGAAGTATTACCGATTTGGAGAAACTGATAGGTAAGAAACGCTTTGGAGCACTTTGCGCCGATTACATCAACAAGCCACAGGGCAAACCTACGTTAGTGCCTGAATCGGACAAACGCCCGGCATACAATCAAGCGGCAGACGATTTTAAAGACATCAATTAGTTTAACAATTTAAATTATATAAGTTATGATAGACCCTAAAGTAGTTAACGACACTAAGGTAATCTTTGGCCCATGCCGCCTTAGTTACACCCACGTGTTTGAGAAGTACAGCCCAGACGGAAACGGAGAGGGCAAGTTTATGACTAACGTGCTTATTCCAAAGTCCGAGAAGAAGACTATCGAAGCCATCAACAAGGCGATTGAGGCGGCACGTAAAGCCGGAGTGGTAGCCAAGTGGGGAGGCAAAGAGCCTAAGAAGTTGGATTTGCCTTTGCGTGACGGTGAGGACAAGGCCGACAAGGACGATTGTTATGAAGACCACTTCTATTTGAACGCCAAGAGCAACACACGCCCTGGAGTTGTGGATAAGAAGAAAGTGCCTATCGTTGATGAGGAAGAAGTTTACAGCGGCGTTTGGGCCGTAATATCAGTTACTTTCTATGCCTACGACGTAAGCGGTAACAAGGGTGTAGCGTGCGGACTTAACAATATTATGAAGTTCAAAGACGACGACCATTTGGGCGGCAGAGTATCAGCCGAAAGCGACTTTAGCGGTATGGACTTCGACGATGAAGACGATGAGGATTTGTAAGCTATTCTTTTCTACGATAAAATGTTAAGTTGATGGCCCCGGCGGTGACATTGGAATTAAAGGCAACGGATAGCCGCCGGGGTTTTATTAAAACTACAAGCGTATGAAAGAATTAGGCATAGACATCGAAACATACAGCAGCAACGACCTAACCGAATGTGGCGTTTACAAGTACGTGGAAGCAGAGGACTTTGATATTTTGCTTTTTGGTTACAGTGTGGACGGCGGCCCGGCACAGGTTATTGATTTGGCAAGTGGCGAAGAAATCCCCCCAGAGATTATGGCAGCATTAACCGACCCTAATGTAATAAAGACCGCCTACAATGCTGCTTTCGAGCGTATTTGTTTAGGCGTGTATTTGGGACTATCCGACCGCTTAGACCCGAAGCAATGGCGGTGTACGATGGTGAGAGCCGCCCGAATGGCTTTGCCGCTTTCGTTGGCTCAATGCGGCGAGGTGCTTAAATTGGAGGACAGAAAGATGAGTGAGGGCAAAGCCTTAATTAGATATTTCAGTGTTCCAAACAAGCAGACAAAGCAGGGCATAACAAAGTACATACGACACAAGCCAAGCGATGCCCCGGAAAAATGGGAGACGTTCAAAGCCTACAACAAACGTGATGTGGATGTAGAGCAAGCAATCTTAAAAAAAGTCAGGCGATTGGAGGTACCAGAGTTTGACGAAGATTTGTACACAGCCGACCAACATATTAACGACCGTGGCGTAATGATCGACCAGACATTAGTAAACAATGCCGCCCGATTTGATGAAGCCTACAAAGACGAACTTTTTGCAGAAGCCCGAAAACTTACAGGCATGAGTAACCCCAACAGCCCCGGACAAATCAAACAATACATATCCGAGAATACAGGGTTTACCGTTGACAGCCTCAACAAAAAGAATTTGGACGATTACGAGGTACAATTTAAGTATTGGCCCAAGGTGCAGAAAGTTTTGGCTTTGCGCCGAGAAATGAGTAAGACTTCTAACAAGAAGTACACGGCGATGCAAAAATGTGTCTGCAAGGACAGCCGAGTACATGGTTTGTTGCAGTTTTGTGGTGCAGCACGTACAGGTAGATGGGCAGGACGTTTAGTTCAGTTACAGAATTTGCCACAGAATCATTTGGAAAGTTTGGACGAAGCCCGATACTTAGTTAAGCAAGGGGATTTAGAAGAATTTGAAATGAACTACGGCAACGTGACACAGGTACTTAGTGAACTGATACGTACCGCTTTTGTGGCAAAGCCCGGTTGCACGTTCCATGTTTGTGACTTTTCGGCGATCGAGGCACGTGTGATAGCATGGATAGCCGGGGAAACATGGGTATTGGACGCTTTCAGGGCAGGGCACGACATCTATTGTGAGACTGCAAGCAAGATGTTTGGCGTACCAGTTCAGAAACACGGCCCACACGGTGATTTGCGACCAAAAGGCAAGGTAGCCGTTTTAGGTTTGGGATATGGTGGAGGCCCGGCAGCTTTGGAGGCAATGGGCGGTAAAAAGTTAGGCTTAACAGAATCCGAAGAAAAGGACATCGTAAGCAAGTGGCGAGACAGTAACCCACATATCGTTAAGTTATGGCGAACCGTGGAGAAAGCAGCCATTACAGCCATCAAGACCGGGCGAAGCATAACAATACAACAAGGTATTACAATCGGTTATCGTTGGGGTATGTTGCTGATTACCCTACCAAGCGGCAGAACCATTTGTTACCCACGTGCGGAAGTCAGCACAGAGTATAACGACGGATGGAGAGGCGACCACGATATTATAGAGTACGAGGGAGTAAACCAAACTACGAAGAAGTGGGGAAAAGTCAGGACATACGGCGGTAAGCTAACCGAGAACATAGTACAAGCTACGGCACGTGATATATTGGGCATGGTGATGCTTAGAGCCGAGGAGCGAGGGTTAAACGTAGTGTTCCATATCCATGATGAAATCATAGTGGAAGCTACCAAAGACCAGACTTTGCAGATGGTTGAGGCTTTGTTTAGCGAGCCGATACCGTGGTGTAAGGATTTGCCCCTCAAAGGTGCAGGGTACACGACACCATATTACTTAAAAGATTAAACAACATTTTAAAGCATATACAAAAATGGATATTCAGAAGAACGGAATTTTAACAGGTACACAGCAATTCAGATACGAGATATTGCAGTGGTGTGGCAACATGGAAGATGCCCAAAAGGCATACGCTTTCATCATGGGAGACGAGAATTTAGGCAAACAGGCGCAATTACCAAAATCCACTATGAATGATGGTATTTATTTGGTACAGGCAGACGGAAAAGCCACTTTGTTTGCATGGGACGAAACACAGTTACCAAGCGAAAGCGAGGTAGTGGCAATTGGCTTAAAGATGGGCGACTTTAGCATAGAAATCGCTTTACACGATGAGGCCAAAGGCGAAGAAATCACGCTTACAACAGCAGCCAACGGAACAGATAAGCAAAAGGATGAAGTTTACTATATCAGCAACTACGATGATGCAGTAGCGGACATAGACGGTGAAAGCAATACCGACCATTTGCGTAATATCCTGAATCCAAAAATAAAGTTGGAAACGGAATGGTACATACCATCTTTAGGTGAGTTGTTGCGTATCTTTATCAATAAGAAAGCTATCAACGAGGCTTTAGACTATATCGGTGGTGATCGACTTCAAGACAAGTGGTATTGGACTTCTACCGAGAGCAGTGCTACCATCGCATGGGGTCTGGGCCTCGATGACGGTAATGCGTACAGTTGGAGCCCTAAGGCCAGCGACGCAGGCAGAGTTAGGGCGGTTTCAGCATTTATTATTTAATAGTCCTTAAACTTTAGTTTTTAACCTTTAAGCACGGCGAAAGCCGTGCCATTATTAACAAATATCGCCAGTCTATGAAAAAGGCTTTTTGCAAAACTTGTTTATCCTTTGACCCTGATACAGACAGACCCGGTTACGGAGTTTGCCAAATATCAGAGTGTGAAGTTTGCGAGCAATACCAAGGGTGCATAGATTGGCGATATTATAAAATTTGGTACTCATAAATGAATATAGGTTTAATTGCGGTTGATAGTAAATACCCAAATTTAGCATTAATGAAAATCAGTACATACCATAAACAACAGGGTGATAACGTAGAATGGTATTCTATGTTTAGCCACTACGATATTGTTTATATGGCAAAGGTTTTCACATTTACGCCAGATTATCAATATATCATACCCAATGCCGACCATATAGAGAAAGGAGGCACCGGGTATGATATTGAGAAAAAGTTACCCGAATACATAGATAGACTACAACCCGATTATGACCTTTACGAAATAGACCGAAATTTAGCATACGGTTTTCTTACAAGAGGATGCCCCAACAAATGTAAATGGTGTATCGTGCCAAAGAAAGAGGGCAAAGTAATGCCATATATGAGTATAGAGGAAATTGCGCAGGATAGAAATAAAGTTATCTTAATGGATAACAATATTTTGGCATCCAACTATGGTTTAAGCCAAATAGAAAAAATCATAAAGTTAGGGCTAAGAGTAGATTTTAATCAGGCACTCGACGCACGGTTAATAACCGATGATATTGCCAAAATGCTTGCAAAGGTAAAATGGATAAGATTTGTAAGGTTTGGTTGCGACACGCCCGGACAAATCGAAGAGGTAGAACGAGCGGCGGCCCTGATGGATAAGTACGGTTACAAGGGCTATTACTTTCTATACTGTATTTTAATGGACTTCAAAGAATCCTTTGAACGTGTAAACCATTGGAGAGGCAAAGAAAGATTTACCCCATTTGCCCAACCTTACAGAGATTGGAGCAAGCAAAACCAAATAATACCCAGATGGCAGAAAGATTTAGCCCATTGGTGTAATAGAAAATGGCTTTATAAAACGTGCGATTTTGCCGACTTTGAGCCACGAAAAAATTTTCAATGCCGATCGTATTTTTTGTTATTGTAGTATTACCAAAGTGGTATAAATGGAACGTATCAGAAACACAACAATACCGTATGTTGGGCAATGGTTGGACGGTAGAAGTTGTTAAGCACATACTTTCGTTTTTACCCGAACATCTTAAAAAATAAACAATATGGCAAAAGATTTTAGACATATAAGATTTAAGGTTATTAAGGCAAGCAGCCTAAAATACCTTTTCGAGCAGTTGGACGATGAGCCACGACCTTTTGAATTGGTAGTGCATCCGCCAATAGGCAAAACCAATGTACGCCCAGTTACTATTAAGGCGAACAGTGAGGAAGATGCTAAGTACTTTAAGGGTATCTTAGATAAGTTATCGTATGAATCTTTAGAAAGATTGGCACATGGTAGAGATAAAGTTAAACAATGATTTCCCGATCGACATAGCGACCGCCCACACACGAATAGCCAAGAAATGGAAAAACAAGGCTACCACGTGGGCGAAGTTGGTGCAGAAGTGTAGCGAGACAAAGCGAACAACCGAGAGCGTCAGCGAGTACATGAAGATGAGCAAGGACGAACAAAGCGACATCAAGGACGTAGGCGGTTTTGTCGGTGGCTATCTTTCAGGAGGCACACGCAAGACCGCTAACGTGATGTGGCGAAGCATTGCAACACTTGACATCGACCACGGCACGCCCGACCTTTGGGATGAGTTCACTATGAACTTTGATTTTGCGGCTATGCTTTACAGCACACACAAGCATACAAAGGAGCATCCACGATACAGATTGGTTTTTCCTTTGAGCCGTCAGGTACGCCCGGACGAATACGAGCCACTTTGCAGAATGATAGCAAGCAAAATTGGTATGGAGTTATTCGACGATACTACATACCAGTTGGCACGACTTTTCTATTATCCGAGCACAAGCCGTGATGGTGATTACTTCTTTGATTACCAAGATGGCAAAGCGTGCAACGTGGATGAGTTCTTAAATATGTACCACGACTATAAGGACGTGGCGACATGGCCCCTATCAAGCAGAGAGAACGAGATAATAGCCAAGACCGCCAAGATAGTAGGAGACCCGACAGAGAAACCCGGCTTAATCGGTGCTTTTTGCCGTGCCTATACCATTGAGGAAGCAATCGACACGTTTCTATCTGATGTGTACGAGAAGACCGCCCACGATGGCAGATACACGTACATTAAAGGTAGTGTAGCGGCAGGTTTGGTTTGCTATGAGGGTAAGTTTGCATACAGCAACCACGAGACAGACCCGGCAAGTAAGCAGCTTTGCAACGCTTTCGACCTTTGCCGTATTCATTTGTTTGGCATCCAAGATGAGGGCACGAAGATAACGGACAACACACGTTTGCCGTCGTACCTGAAAATGCAAGATTTCGTAGCCAAGGACAAAAAGGTAAGAATCCTACTTACTAAGGAGAGGCGAGCCGATGCCAAAGACGATTTTGCCGACATAGACACCACAGAAGCCGAAGACAGCGCAGTATCTGCAAATTCAGATAAGTGGATGGCAGAATTAGACTTTGACAAGAAAGGTAGCATCAAGTCAACGGCAAGCAATATTATTGCTATTCTGGAGAACGACCCAAAACTCAAAGGGCACGTATGGCAAAATCTGTTTAATGGCTTCAACTATGTTACAGGTGGTTTGCCATGGAACGCCGAGGCGACACAATGGGGCAATACTGATGATGCTAATTTACGTATCTACTTAGACGAGAACTACGGAGTAACAGGCAAAGACAAGATAAAGGACGCTTTGGTAGCCGTGGTTACACGCCACAGGGTACACCCTATCCGTGATTACCTCAATAGTCTGGAATGGGACGGCGTGCCACGTTTGGATCGACTGATTATTGACTATGTGGGAGCGGAGGACAACGAGTTAAACAGAGCCATGACACGTAAGCATTTTACCGCCGCCGTAGCAAGAGTGATGAATCCAGGGTGCAAGTATGATTATTGCCTGATTATCGCCGGAGCCGAGGGCATAGGCAAATCAACGCTTTTCAATGTGATGGGTGGCGATTGGTTTAGCGATAGTCTTGTTACGATGGAGGGTACTAAAGGTATGGAGCAAGCCCGGAATGGTTGGGTTATTGAGTTGCCGGAGTTGGGCAGTATCAAGCGGTCAGACGTGGAGCAGGTTAAAGCCTACATAAGCCGTCAGAACGATATGTACCGCCCAGCATACGGCAGCGTGATGGAATCCCACCCACGCCAATGTATCTTTTGTGGCACGACAAACGAAACGTACTTCTTAAAGGGCGAGACAGGAAACCGCCGATTTTGGGTAATGGCGGTTAATCCGGAACTACGTAGGCATGGAGACCCACGGCAAGCGATCGAGGCAGACCGTAACCAGTTATGGGCGGAAGCGGTGCAACGCTACAAGGACGGTGAAAAGTTGTATCTTAGTGGGGCTTTGGAGGCAGAAGCCCGAAAGCGTCAAGGTGAGTTCAACGACAATCAGGAAGACCCATTACCGGGTATGATACAGGCATACTTAGACATGAAGTTACCGACCGATTGGAATACGTGGGACTTAAACCGCCGACGTGCGTACATCAAGAACCCCGACCCATTGGATGAAACAGGAGTGGAAACACGTACCAAGGTATGCGCCGCCGAGTTCCTAAGTGAGGTATTGGGCAGAGACGTAGGAAGCAAAGACTACAAGTACGAAGCACGTAAGGTTAATAAGGTATTAGACGAATTAGGTTGGCAAAAACGCCCAACTTTGACATTTCCGATATATGGAAAACAAAGGGCATTTGTCAGACCAATAGAAGAATACGAAAGCGACCTTTAGAGCAACATTGTAGTTTGTTGCTACTTTGTTGCTCTAAGCCAAAAACTGAAAGTGACAATCATAAAAGGAGCAACGGCAACAAAAAGAAAAATACTTTGTTGTTCACTTTGTTGCTTTCTAAAGTACTGAAAATCAATATATAACTATATATAGCAACAATAACAACATTAAATATAGTATAAGTAGAGATAGTATGTTATATACTATATAATACATATAAAAGGGGTATTAAGTATATCTATATAGAATGTTGAAAATAGAATGTTGCTCTAAAGAAGTAAGGCAAAAATGAAGAAGTTAGAGAACATAACACGCCACGCCGAGGTATCGGAAAAGGCGATAGAAAAGTATTTGGTGGAATCCGTCAAGCGGGTAGGCGGCATTTGCCTCAAATACTCAAATGCCAACATGGTTGGCTATCCTGATAGAGTGATATGCTTACATGGTGGTAAGACGGTATGGGTTGAGTTGAAAAGTAGAGGTAAGAAGCCTACGAAGATACAAACCATACGACAAAATGAGTTGGTAAGTTTGGGGCATGAAGTCCACACGATCGACAACAAACAGAGTATAGACGAATTGATTAATATCTGGAGGAACGAGAAATGAAAGTGATGTGTGATTATTGCGGAAAATGGTTTGATAAGAAGCCGAGCAAGGTAAAGGCTAAAAATTATTGCTGCAAGGAACATCGACACGCTGATAAGGTAGTAATCGTAAAGTGCGACTGTTGCGGTAAAAAGTTTGAGCGATGGAAAGACTATGTTTTTGGTCATAACTTTTGTAGCCATGAATGTGCAAAGAGTTTTACCAGTCCGAGAATGACAGAGTACAACAAAGAGCACAACCCCAAAGCCATGACACCTGAAAGAAGAACAAAACTAAGAAAATATCGTTTGGGCAAGGGCGAGGGCAAAACCTATACAAAAACATTTGGTAGGCATACACACAGAATCGTAGCAGAGCAGATGTTAGGGCGACCACTGAAACCGGGCGAAGTGGTACACCACATCAACGAAAACAAAAGAGATAACAGACCCGAAAATTTAATGGTTTTTCCGTCACAGACAGAGCACGCCAAATGGCACGTACAGCATGATGGAGTACCAAGCAAAAGAAAGCAATTATGATTTACAGACCATACGAATATCAGAAAGCGGCAATACAATGGGTAATAGACAATCCATATTGTGCCTTACTATTAGACTGCGGATTGGGGAAAAGTTCTATTACCCTAACAGCTATTCAGCAGCTTATAGACGATTGCGAAATTAGCCGTGTGTTGGTGGTGGCCCCTAAAAAGGTAGCTGAAACCACATGGACGGAAGAGGTTGCAAAATGGAATCATTTGCGAAACCTCAAAGTGTCAAGGGTGATGGGTACAGAGAAGCAGCGTAATTTGGCATTGGCGGCAAAGGCCGATGTTTACGTTATCGGCAGAGACAGTTTTGTTTGGTTAGTCGGTAAGTATGGCGGTCAGTTGCCATTTGATATGTTGGTGATTGATGAGCTAACAAGTTTCAAGAGTTCAAAGAGCAACCGATTTAAGGCGATGCGAATGGCAAGACCAACAGTTGGCAGAGTGGTAGGACTTACAGGAACGCCAGCACCCAACGGACTGATAGACCTTTGGGCGCAAATGTACTGTATCGACCAAGGGGAAAGATTAGGGCGTAGTATTACCAAGTATCGTGAAACTTACTTCGAGACCCATAAGTGGAACAACGTAATAGTACGATGCGACATCAAGAAAGGGTGTGAGGAGATAATCAAAAATAAGATTTCTGATATTTGCCTATCCATGCAAGCAAAGGACTATTTGCAATTGCCTGATATGATTACCCACGAAACCAAACTTACTTTGTCGCCTAAGGTGATGGAGGCATACACCAAGT